GAGAAATAACGGAACCTCTTGTAGTCCCCTGCCTTCGTCGGTTGCAGCCTAAACTCACTGTCTTTGCTGTAGTTTTTGTGTCCGGTCAGCCCGTGGGCCGCATCTACAGCACGCATCTGTTCAACGCTAAGCCTTGGGATCTTCTCAAGGCCGGGGAACATGTTTTCATGTGGTTCGAGGCGTTGTCTGATACGGTCCCAGATATTCCACTGGTTGCCGAATAGATGCAAGCCTGATCCCGCCATAGCAGCCTCATTGGCTCCGACCACATCTTTGTATGTCTGCCCCATCAATTCAGCTTTTTGCGGTTCAGAAATCCAATCAACATCCGCAAGGTATTCAGGAACCGCTGGGTTTACGTCGCCGGATTTTACGCGGAACTTTGGTGAAGGGGAGTTGCCGACTTCCGACAAGAGTAACTCTTGTATCAAACCCTTGTTCAGATCTTCGAAAGAAGTAGGCGCTTCTTTTCCTTCTTTTGCTGCCCGCATAGCTGCAAGGTTCACCGCTCGTTTTTGGAAAGCCTCTCGTTTAGCGGGATCAGCAAGAATGGTGTCCATGTACCTGTTGGCCATGTGGCGATCAATCGCAGAAACACCGGCCTCGGGCTGCCACGCAACACCAAACGACCCTGTTTTGTTTGATAGGCCCGGAACCTGCGTTGCCATACGTTCAACAAGGCCGGTCCAGTCTTCCCCCTCTTTCCGGTGGAAGAAAGCTGGGTCGCGCCGAAACAGATCGAGGAAGTCCGTGTACCCCGAATAATCAACGCTGCCCCGTGCGCCGATACCACCCTTCGAAGCGGCACCCAATCCCATCCGATTAGCAAGCGTGTCGCTAAAGGCTTCTCTCTGTTCTTTCGTGACTGCGTCCGTAAGTTCCCACGGCCTGCTGTTTATGACGCGATCCAGATCTTCCATCGAGTTCATGCGAAGGCGAGATGTGGCAAGCTGGTTTGGCGTTAGCGGGTTGTTCGGTGATGTGTAGCCAAAGGTCAGACCTGAAAGCACCTTGGCGTCCGAGAGACCTTGCGGCTCGTCCATCGACAGCATCAGTTTCCTTTGGATGCCACGGTGCAGTTCGGGGTCTATCTTTGATGGATCAATCCCCGAAGCCTTCATCTTCGCCATATCTTCGTATGTGAACTTGCCTTCAAGCCCACCGGGTATTTCAAAACGCTCGCCGCCTCCCATTTCGTAAGGGAAGGAGACAGGTTCGTTCAACGGGCCAAGGTTCTCGACGCCCAATGTATCGCCGAGATCAGCCATCTGGCTGCTAGTCAGTTCCCAAGGCTGCAAACCCTTAAACGTAAGAGGTACATTTTCCTCAGCATTAAAAGAGCCAGACACGGATGCGGGTAAAGAAGGCGCTGTTTCAGGCAACGGGGTCCGCGTTTGAGCAAGTGGCTTTTGGTTGGCGCTAGGACCAGAGCGGGCAGCACTGAAGCGCTGTATCGCCCTTGATGGTTTGGCCTCTGGTGTAACCGCCATTTCGGACACTTTCGTCGCGGCCTTCTTCGCACCTTTAATGGCTGTCTTCTCTGCGGCTTTAATCGCATTGCGGACAGCAACCCCTGCGGGCCGCCCAATGATAGGCAGCGCGGACAGCACGGCGGTTCCCGCCATCGCCTCCATCGCCTCTGCCTCGTCCTTGCGGCCCTGCGCACGGAGCTTGCGTGCGGTCTCGCGGACGTCGCCGAAATCACGAATGCCTGCGGGTATAGATGCGATGGCGTCTTCAATAAACGCGTTCGGGTTTTCCACCGCCGCGTCGATCGTGGATTTAGCGATGCCCTTGACGTCACGCGCCACGCTTGAGGGCGACGACGACTTGATGTAGTTCACCACGCGGCTCGGTATCGACGCAATCCCGCTGCCGAGTTTGTCTACGTTCGCCATCGCCGCTTCATTGGCGCGGCGTCTCTCGGCCTGCTTCGCCTCAAAGCGACGCTTCTGAGTTGCCTTCGGGCTTTGCTTGCGCACGGCAAGAGGTTTTGCCGACGGGTCAGGCACGACCACGTACCGACCCAACTCGTCGTCAAATACTTCAAGCCCAAACGTGTCGCCAGCAGCCATTAACGTAAACTCCTCTTAGCGGCGCATGCCGTAGTGTCGTGCCAGATCGGCGATGGTTGCCCTGCCGCCGTTGCGGAACGCCTGCACGTGGCCGCCACGGCGCATGCCCATTGAGATGCCGTCGGCGGGTGTATTGTCGTCCGTGTAATAGAAACGGCCATCTTCGCCCATTTGGGCGTCGCGGCCATTTATCGTAACCGTACCCGTCTCTGGCACTTGCTCTTCGGCGGCCAGACCTTCTTGCATCGCCGCCTCATCCGCAGCAGCCCCGTCGCCTATGGCGGTACCGAGGCCGCCTGAAGCCAACTCGTTCGCAAGCAGGGTCTCAGGGTCTTGCTCCAACCCAGCGGGTGGCGGCGGAATAAAACTACGGTCATCAAACATTGAAGGCAGTGTAGCGCCAGAAACTGCGGCAACCCTACCGGCGGCGGCATTCTTGACCGATGTCATGTAGTCGGTGTAGCTCTGGGAGCGGCGCAGCATGTCGAGGACTTCGCCCAGCTCTTCTGGCTTCCGAGCGGAAAGGGCGCGGCTCAACTTCGAGTACACCTGTTCACCAAACTCCTTGCGTGGGTTCATCTTTGCGACAAACCGACCAAAGGCCGGAAGTACGCCCGTCGGGCCCGCCATCAATAAGTTTACGACCTCCCCTAAGTTTCCTTTTTGGATCATGTCGTCAAGTGCATCCAAGCCCTGCGCGAGGGGTGTCGTACGCGACCCGCCAGTGATTTTGCTGGTGCGCTCGTACAGTTGTTTTTCTTGCGCAATGATGCGCTTAAAAAACTTCGCCTCTTCTGGCCCCATAAGGGCCTCAAATTTCTCAATGTTTGCCTTTGCGCCAGCCAAACGATTGGCAAGGTTTCCGCCCTTTGACCCGTCTATGTTGCGAGTTACAGCTTCCAATGCCCCAGTCTTGAAGGCTTCTTTTTCGGCGTCAGACATAGCCGTAAAGGATTTTCGAAGTTGCTTGGCCTGCACCGTGCTCGACAGTATTTTCAAACCATCGTCCATAGCCTTGCGCACTTCTAAGTCGCCACGGTACTTTCCTCTAGCTATTTTGTAGTCGGGCACCACTTCATCTAGGCGATCCACCATTTGATCACGCAGTTTTTTCAACGATGTGCCCTCGTCACCAGCGCCCCTTCGGAACGCGGCGGTGATGGCTGTGTCAAGTTGGCGCTTGAAAGAGTGAAGTGTCTCAACGTCAGGAATTACATCCCCCGTTGGGCGGGAGCCGATCAGCGCTCCGCCCTCATCAAAAACTGGCTCAAGGGCTACTTTTAGCTCGCGCTTGTCCAACCGAGCTTGTCGTTGCGCCTCTTTCCATATGTTGGCGAGTTCGGGGTTAAAGATAACCTCGTCAATCTTTGGATCACGCACATCACCAAACTTAAACGCTTGCTGATATTCGTCGTTGCCAATGGCGCGCAGGCGATCAGTGATAGCCTGTTGCTCGTCAAAGAAATCCCCTGCGCCGGGCAGCGCTTCCTTGAACGTCGCACTCATGCGGTCTGGCGTTGCAATGCGTGTCTCTACCAAATCTTGTACCAGTTGCTCTTGCCCCGAACTTGGTCTCGCAGCCACCCTTTCGGTAAGCGCAGTTAGTTCACGGTTAGCTGTGCCCAAGGTCAACGGTACACGTTGTTGGTTTGCCAAATCAGTGTCGATGATTGACCGTTCTATGCCGCCCTCGCCACTCGCGTCGGTAAGTATCTCTGCCGCCCTACGGTCTGCCCTTGTCAACGGTATTTCAGGCACGCGGATGAATTGACCAGATATGTCGTCATAAACCTCAATGCCCGGTCCGTATTTCTCAAGAAACTTTTGTTTGGCGATGGATGCGCCTCGACCTGTGTATTCCGCGCCTTTACCAAGAACACCGCCAAAGGCTGCGCCCATAGCCGCGTTCTCAAGGACGGACTGCGGTATGTCGCCAAGCGTCTTCGCCTGACCGAGACCTGACACCGCGCCGGACACCAAACCAGAGGCCGCTGCACGCGCGCCGACACCAGATAACCTAGAGCCTACTTGGAACCCCTTACCCACAACACCAATGCCGGGGATGAACGATCCGGCAACACCGCCAGCCAATTCCAACGGCAGAGCCTCTTCTGGGTTAGCCTTGGCCCACGCGTTGTAGTCGTTGTTGATCTGCTCTTTGAGCCGGTAGTATTCGTCGGAAGACATCTCGCCCGCCATGAACATGCGTGCGGCTGCTTCGATCTCGTCGTTAAAGTCAAACGCCAAACCCTTGGCGAACGCACGGGTGCGTTGCGTGTTCTCGCCGCCCTGTGGCACCGTACCTATGATCTCGTCTTGCTTGACGGGTTCGGGCAGTGGCGCGTCTGGCGCGACGGAGACCAGCGATGGGTTTAGCGTGCCGTACTGTTTAAAAAACTCTTCGATTTCAGGTATATTGGATATACGCCCACGCAAGTTGTATTTGCTCGCCAAATCCTCTATGTCCGCGCCCGCAAACGGTCGTTTCTTCTCGCTGTACTGTTGGTACAAATCACGCAGACCAGCCTCGTAACCCGCGATGTCCTCTTGTGGCTCTGTCGGAGCGACCCCATCCATCGGTACGGCGTCAGTGGTTGTGGGCACGCCGTCGGCAGGTGCATCACCAGCGGGCGAAGTTGGGCGTTGCCCGCCGTCGATAGACACAACGGTAGCGCCGCCGCTTTCGCTTTCAGCACGCGCTTGTATTTGGTCCGGCGTGACGTCATCAGGCACGTTGGCAAACTGGAGCGCCTCACCACTGCTAAGGGTAACGGTTACATTTCTTGGCATGTTATTTGTTCCAATTAATGACGCGTGCTTTACCTGCCTCTGGTTTAGCTGGCGATGTCCGTTCGGTGTAGTACCCCGATTTAGTTCTCTCTGCGCGCTCTTTGGCTCTAGCCGCAACCGTTTGCGCCGCTTCAAAGGCGTTCCGGTATACGCGATCACGCGCTGCACGAGGGAGGCTACTGCTCGTAACTAGGGCCGATAAGGCTTTACGTTCACCGTCGGATATCGCGCCGGGGAAGGTAGACTTTAGCATGGAGAGTGCCATAGACTGTAGCGTGTTGTCCAACTCTTCAGTCGCCACATACACTGGATCGTCGCTGGAGAATAGCGAGCCTACCTGTTTGCGCCAGCCGGTCAGGCTTCCCTCAAGCGCCTTTGGATTGAGTTCCATAGCGCGCCGAAGTTTTGTCAGTGTATCGGTTGCGCTGTTAAAGACATCCTCGGACTGTATCAGTATTCTTTGCTCGCCGCTTGTCAAGGTGCGAGGTTTCGGCGCAACGCCCGGTTTGAACAAGCCTGTCAGGTTCGAGATTTGACCTGTCGCCGCGCCTTGTGCCGCCGCCTCTTCAGGCGTAGCAGCGCGGAAAGTTTCTTGTGTCTGGCGTTGTGGAAGCGGCGTCCAAATACGCTTCTCGTTGTAGTATCCTTCGACGTCACCACGGGTTTCCATAGTGCCGGGAGATTTTAACTCCGGCGCACCCGCCGCACCAACAGGGGCTGGTGTGATCTCGTCCATGTACTCTTTTACGCCAGTGACGGGATTAAACCCAATCGGCCTGCGTTTGTTGGCAAGTTTGGCAAGTTCAACTTCAGTGTCCACGGCTTGCTCGGCAAGCCCTTCGCTCTGGGCCAACTGGGCGGCGGCCAACGCACTGAGCGCGTCTTCGCGCTTAATTTCACCCTCGCGCTGGGCCTTCTGTTGCGACGCTAAGACAGGCAAGACGTTGCCCGCAACACCGCTGAAGCCGCGCGTAGTGGTCGGCGCGAAAAACGCCGACGACAGTTCGTACATACGCTCGCTGAACGAGGGGCCAGCCTGCCTAGCCGCAAGTTTTGCGGTCAGGTCGTCGTAATACTTTTGACGCGCCTTTGCGGCTTCCTTACGCGCAGTCATGGCCGTGCGGACGGCGGCATACGGCAGCGCGCCAGCATCTTCCTCTTCTTCAGGAGGCGCACTACCGAGAGTGAGGCCGCCTTGCAGATTTTCGTCCGTTGTGTCTGTTTCCAAAGCCATTAGATAACTCCCGCCTTCTTCAAGTCGGCTATTATGCCTGCCGCGCCGGTAAGAGCACCGCCGATTTGCGAGGCCGTAGTCGCAGGGTATTCCTGCTTTACGCTAGACGGTGAAATACCATAATCCATCGTTGCACTCGGCACACCAGAGGCAACGCCCTTGAATGCGTTTACCATGTTGTTGATCTGCTCTTGCGGGTAGCCCTGCTGACGCAGGAAGTCGCCGTAGGCCACGTCGAGGTTCTTCTGGCCCTGCTGCTGTTGCAGCGTGCCAACGCCAGCAATCGCATTCGCGCCAGTGAGACCAAGGTCTTGCGCCCGTGCGCCGAGGTTCGACAGAGCGCCAGAGGCGGCGAGCTGCTGTTGCTGCTGTGTCTGCGCCAAGCCGCCAGCCGTATTTGCAAGAGTGCCGAAGCGCGACAAGTCGGTGCCTGCAAGCCCTGCGGCCTGATTGTATCCAGATTGCAGCGCTGCGGTCTGTTGTGCGAGAATATCGGCGCTGACGTCGCGGACGGCGCGTGACGTGTCGGTCATCATGCCCGACGGCGTGCCGCCCAAGCCACCACGTCCGCCGAAGCCAAGCTGACCGGCCTTGATGTAGCGGCCTTCAACTTCAGGCAAGATGTTTTCAGTAAGGTTGCGGGTGCCCAACTCGGCAATGCGGTTGGTGACGGCCTCATTGTACGGGTTCATGTACGACCCGATGTTCGACACGGATGTCTGGCCCGCCTGCGTCAAGTAAGGCTGCGCTACGTTCAACGCGCCCGGAGCGGCTGCGGCGGCCTGCGCGGCAGTCGTGGCTTCTCCGAGGAGAGGCTGGTACGCGCCAGCCGCAGTCTCGGTCTGACCGAACGCTTTTTGTTGCGTTGGTGTGAAGTCCGCAATACGCGGTCCTTGGTAGGTCGCATACGGGTTCGTGGACACCGCCCGCTGGTTCGCAAGGATGTCCATCGCGTAGTTGGTGTACCAATCAGGTAGCACCGTCTGCTTGGTCGTGTCTGAGAGGGCTGAGCCTTGCGGGATTTCCATCCCTTCAGCTAAAAATGAACTGACAGCCATTAAACTCGTCCTCCAGACAGGTATGCTTCGGGGTTCTTGGCCTTAGCACTAAAGCGGCCCTTTGCCAACTTCTGACCCTTGTGTTTACGAACTTTGACCCGCAGGTCGTCTAACTTCTTTGCGCCAGCCTTGTTCGACCCGTCACCCAACAGGGCGACAGTCTCGGCGTCGATCACATATTCGCCGTCGGACAGCACCGCAGGGATGTCGTCGCTGCGGCCAGTGCCGGGGCCGTTGACTGCAAATTCAGTGCGCTTTGACGAGCCACCGCGCTTTGCGGCGAATGCGCCACCTTCGGCGAAGCGCATGTCGTCGGGAACGTACATCGACGGATCAGAGGTACCGGACTTCGATGAACCCCCAAGAAGCTGCACAAGCGCTTGTTGCCCTTTTGGGGTTTTGGTGTAGAACTCGATTTCTTGCGGCGTGGCGTTCAATAACAGTGCGTCGAGTACGTCTTCAATCGGTGCGCCGATAGCGAGTTGACGAAGTGCGTCTTGGCGCAGGGCTTCTGGGTCGTACATAGCCGACAGTGGCAGCGATGATGGACGGAACTCGTTGGCCAGCCTGTCGCGCTCGCCTGCGCTAGTGGGCACGTTCTGGAAGAACGATTTCTCAGGGCCGTAACCGTAACGCAGGAAGTCGGTGCCGCTCATATCACGCGGAGCGAGGTTCTTCGAACTGAAGATACCAGAGGCGCTTGGCAGACGGGCACTGAACACGTTTTGGAGACCCCCACCACCGGAGGCATACGAGCCAGTCCGACGGCCACCGGCTGCACCTCCGATGAGGCCAGACGCAAGACCCGCGATGCGCAAGGCCTCTTCAAGACCGATTTTCTTCTTGTCTGTCAGCGTTGGATCTGATTTCAAATCCAACGGGGGAAGAGGATCTAAGGGGGGCAACACCGAAACCCCCACTGGGGCGGGCCGTACAATCTTTGAGCCAATAACGTCGATAGGCTTTTCCGCGTAGTTCTCCATGCCCGACAGCCTGTCGATTAGGCCGAGATCAAGAGGCGGGAGCGTGCTCGATGGTCGCTCAATCTTAGAACCTTCAGAGATAATAGGGTTCTTCTCAAATTCGGCCAGCCCAGCAAGCACATCAGGCGATACGCTCGTTGGTCGTTCGATCTTAGAACCTTCAGAGATAATAGGGTTCTTCTCAAATTCGGTTATTCCGGCAAGCACATCAGACGATAAAGGAACCGAGGATGGTTGCGTGGCGCGACTAGCTCTAACGAGGATTTCGTTGGGGTCGGTCAGACGGTCGAACGCGGATTGATCCTGTCCGGGCGCGCCGAACTGGTTGCCGCCAAGGTTAACAGCAGACAGACCGCCGAGCCTGTTGCCGATGGCCGTGATGCCGTCATATGGGGCTTCAGTCCCTTGGCGCAATGCTTGTTGAATTTTGTTAGGTGAGCCACCGAGAGTGAAGTTGGGCGATGAGGTTGTCCCGCCGCCCGTCACTGTTAATCCCGTGTAGCCGTCCGCGCCTACGCTGGGGGTGCTACCAGTAAACAAACTACCGCCGGGAATGGGGTTTATACCTAAACCGCTCTGAATGGTCGGCCCTGCGTAGCTCATCGCACCTGAAGCAACGCCGCCGAGAAGCGAGCTTTTCAGGCTCTGGCCGGTAGCCAAGCCACCTGCCGTTGCGCCGAGGCCAGAACCAATCGCGCCCGCCGCCCTAGTTCCAAGGCCCGTTGCCGTAGTAAACGCCGGACCTAAAAGTTTGGCCGAGGAAAGCACTTGACCACCACCAGCGCTAAGGCCGCCCATGATCGCGCCCTTGACTGGATCGCGGCCAGCCATAGCGGCACCCGCGCCACCAGCGATGGCGGCAGAGAGAACAGGCCCAGCAAATTGAAGGCCGGGGACGAGGCTAACTACAATAGGCAGCGCCGTGCCGACAATCTGCCCGAGTGCGCCCAGCGTGCTCTTGTTCTTCTTCTCGTTGGCTACGGTTACATACACACCCGACGGGTCTGCCGTTTGGATGTCGTATGATGCCTTGCGGCCCATTGTGTTGGTTAGGTTCTGGCCTACTTCGGTCGCCTTGCGTGCAGCGTCAGCACCTGTGCCCTCAAACACAATCGTATTGGTGTTGAGGTCAACAAGGCGCACTGGCTGCTCAGGCGTCACTGCAAATACATTGCCGCCCATCTTTCCGGTGGGGTTGCCTTTGTTAGATACCGGCGCGGTGATGTACTGTATGTTTGGGTCTTGAATGACACCGCCCATCCGACCGCCGCCAAAGCCGCCTAGACCGCTTAGGTCCAAACCAGCCAAACTGCTCAGGTCGTAAGGCGCAGCAGCTTCCTGTGTCATCGGCTGCACGGCGGGAAGGGGTTGGTACGGCGCGACATAAGGCGCTGCGGTAGGCACAGCCTCTCGCGTCATAGGCTGCGCGGTGGGGAGGGGTTGGTACGGCTCGGCGTAAGGCGTGGCAGGCTGTTGCATTATCGGCTGTGCAGGCGACGTGTACTGGCCCGTGTCGTAGCCGCCATAGAGGCCACTGAAGTCAAGACCGCCTAGTCCGCCCATGTCGTAGGGCGCGACCTCTTGCGTCATCGGCATAACCGCTGCCTCACGGGGCATGTCCATGATTGGTGCGGCGTCGCCAAGATACATCACGTCCTCGTTGAACCGCGCGGGGCCACCTTTGGCGTAGCGCGGCACAGACGCTTGCAGATAGTTGCTGAAGCCGGGGATGTAGTTCATGAGCTTTTACCTTCGAGCATTGGATATACACGCATTCCCCACTCTCGCCAATCAGAGAACTGATATGGATCGGGAATAATTTGTTGCGTAAATGGGGAGGCACGCAACAGCCCTATAGCCCAGCCTTGCCACTCGGCCTCTTCGGGAGGCGTGCCGAACGACCACGCGTCGTTGACCGACAGTATAACTGAACAGGCCCAGTCGTTCCATGTCATGTTGCGCGGGTCGATCATCCCAGAGTGGTCCCATCACCGGGTTGAACATGCGCAAGCACGAGGCCCATCTGATAGTCACCGCCGAGGGTGTTGCTCTCAAAGTGAAAGCGCAGCTCGCGGCGCTGTGTCTTCAGGAAGACAACCTGATCCTGCGGCGTCTGCGGGTCTGCCACAAACGTCATTGTAATGCCGTTGACTTCAGGCGCACGGGCGTTTGCCCGACCGCGCACGGAGACCGTCATGTCGCCGCTCTGCACGAAGTCAGGCTCAAGCATCAGCACTTGAAGCGACTTGTTGACTTGCTCCGTGACAGGCAGCGACAGGTCGGCGGTCTCGAAGTACGACTGTATCGGATTGAGCGTCAGGCCATCGATCTCGTCGGTGCCGACCTCGTGAACCCAGAACTTATACGGATTGTCAAATGTAATAGTAAATGTGGCGGCAGAGCCCGCACCGCCGGTCACGCTGACTGGGTTGGTTGGGGTGGTGCTATACTGCCCCGCGTTGGTGATTGTGACGCCAGTGATGCCGCCTGAGCCGTCGACCGTGGACACCGTCAACTCTGTCGTAATCAGACCGATGCCGCCCACGACGGCGAGTGTGTTGCCCACAACGTAGCCAGTGCCAGCCGCAGTCACGGTGACGCTAAAGGCTTCAGCCTCTTGCGGCGCAACGCCAGACAGGAGCGGCTTGCTGAACACGGCAGGAAAGAGACCCGCGCCGCGCCCGCCGTTGGGCAGTTCTGTGTCGTACCACGTATTCTCGCGGACGTTGTAGATGACGGCGTGATTTGGTTCGATGCTGTCGCCAAACGGGAAGCACCACCATATCTCGCCAAAACGTGGAACCTTATACGCAAACACCTTCTGGCGTTGCGCGTAGTTCAGATTGTCGAAGAAGAAGTTGAGGTTCATGTTGTTCTCAACCTCGCGCACGACGCCGTTGAACGACAGGAAGCGGTCGGTGCCGATCCAGTAGAAGATGCCGTCATACTCAATGACGCTGTTGGACGCCAAGATCGAAGATTGTGTGCTGATTGTGTCGAATTGGAAAACCGCCGTGCCGCCGACATACGTGCCGCGAATGAGGCTGTCCGCCGACCAGAACAGGCCCGAGGGGCTGTTGCCGGGGCCGCCGCGCAGTGGCATGGCCCTGACGATCTTCTGGCCTGTGATGTACGCGTTGCCCGCGCCAGAGCTGGTGAAATCATCCGGCGTGTTGGGCACGGACCACGCCGCGTAGCCGTCGTTGCCGAAGGCGAACGTGTAGGGCGGCAGCGTCGCAACGCCGCCTGTGACGCTGAAGTTGGCGGGCACCGTGGTGACTTGCGTCAGTACAGATGTGCCGAGGAGGTCGCCGATGAAGAGCGCGCCGCCGTCACTGTTACATATGCAGTTGAGGTTCGGCGCGACTTGCGCAACGAGTTGATTGCCGTTGGTCGTGTCATACGACGTGGCAAACTGCCACATGTTCCCGTCGTCTACGGTAAAACCCGACGTGGGTGTGCGGTCGGTGATGACACTCGTGTTGAACGTGCTGTCGATGAAGAAACGCTCAAGGCGGTCGGACGACCCTGCGTGGACGTATGTCAGCAAATCCTGCGTATACTCGGCGAGCGCACGCGGCAGTCCGCGCAGGAACTTGTTGATCGAGCGGTAGCCGCCGATCTTACGCGGCAGGCCACGCTGGAAGCGGACCCACTGCCCGTCAACATACTGGTCGCCCTCAAACTTTGTCCCGTCCCGCTTAATGCCGGGCGCGGAGCGTATCTGGACAATCTGTTCGGCCATTAAAATGTGCCGCCGTTAACATTCCCCGATTGTGCTGCGCCCAAGGCAGTCCATACGTTTGCCGTTCCAGCCGCAGTAAAAATGGAAATTCCAAGAGACGTGCCGCCGAGGTTGATACGCGCGGCACTAGCCGTCGTCGCACCCGTGCCGCCGTCGGCAATGGCGATTGGCACAGAAACACCGCCCGTCTCTGCGTCAACGACTTCAGTGCCGTTAGAGTACAGGATGGCGCGGCTGCCGCGAGCGACCAGCACGCCCGGTGTTTGGGGGCTGGTCCGAACGCGTAGGGTAAAAGAGCCGCCCGTTGTGTTGTTGTAGACCCAGTATTGCTGCACCGTACTCGGGACAATAACCTCAATGTTACCCGTAATCGCGCCAGTGAACTCATAGGCGATGCGGTTAAGTTCAGCGCCAGCAAGCGTGTAGTTACCGGTCAGGCCGCCTAAGTTGATTGCTGTGTAGTCAAAGGCGAAGACCGCGCTCTGACCGAGGCCGATGGTGAACCAGCTCAAGCCGTCTGTGACTATCGTCGCGCTGTCGCCCGGCTGTAGGACCAGCGAAGCGCCGCCGTTGATGGTCTCAGCCCCCTGCGGCGTGACAGTTAAATCACCAGCACCACCGTTGCGTAGCGAGACAAACCAGTCGTTCCCGACCGTTACCGCCGAGGGCAACGTGAACGTGCCAACGCCGCCGTTCCACACATACGCCTCGGCGCGGTCTGCGGCACCGGCAGTGTAGTTCGAGTTGAAGATTGAGACTGGCGTTGACTGCGACAGTGTCGAGCCGGTCGCGGTGAGGCCGTAGCCAGCAAGGGCCGATGCCTGAGCCTGCGCCGTTGCGGCACCGTAGCGGAACACGCGCCACGTACCGGCAGCCGTGGTGTTGCTGGTGAGATATATCTGCCACTGCTCGCCCTGCGCCATCGACAGGAGCGTAGTGCCCACACTGTTCTTGACGGTGACAGTATTCGGCCCGAGGTTGTTGAACAGAACCGTCTGGCCGGTGCCGGTCTGATCGGCGGGCGGCATGATGACTGAGAATGCGCCCGTCGGTGTCACGTCGATGATACGGGCGACGGGGTACTCGTTTGTGTTGCTCTCAAGCGGCCACTCAAGGGTGATGTCGGCGGTGAGGGCAAGCGACAAATAGGAGACGTCCGACGGGTAGATCGTCGTGCCGCCAAAAACCTGTGTAAACGTGTTGGACATAGCTCTTACGCCTCCTTGCGCACGGCGGATCGGTCTAGGATTTTGGCGAGGTCTTCGCCGTTCAACATTGCCGCCGCGCGGTCGTACATGCTCTGCCAAACTGGGATGCGTTCGTCGTTCTTCAGGAACGGCGTCGCCTCAACCAGCGTGCCGTAAAGCAGAAGCTGCGGGGCGTATTCTGTAATCCAGTTCGT